TCAGAACGCCAGTTCGGCGCTCACCTCAACATACTCGATCGTCTTGTCGCCGTGTCCCTCCTGATAGTGCTTCGTCATCTTCTCGTCCGCATGGCCCAGCAGCGCCTGGATGTATTCCTGTGGGAAGTTTTGCTGCTCGTACAGCCATGCACCTAAAGCGCGGATCTCGTGAAAAGTGGGGCGTTCACCGGCGGGCACATGGTCATAAGCGTGCGCCGCGTCCCGCGCCTTGCTGAACTCCTTGGTCAGATAATCTGGAGTCACCGACGTCCAGTGATCCTTTGCGTCGATCTGTTCCCTGCGCCGGGCCTTCGGCTTGTAGTGGATCAGGTAGGGCGAGACCAGCGGCGAGCGCAGGCACTCACCGACGACTTCGCGTAGCGCGGCGCCCATGGTGATCTTCAGGTGAACCGGATTGTCGTAGCCCTGCGTCTTGCCCGGCGACACGGTCAGCGTGTTCTTGTCCATGTCGACCGCCGACTTCAGCCAGGTCACGATATCCTCGCGGCGCTGAAGGCTGGCCAGTGCCAGGCGGATTGTCCGTTTCAGCCAGGGCGGCGTGGTCGGCGCGCCGATGATCGTCTGTAATCCTTCCAGCGTGTGCCGCTGGCGCTTCTTCTCGGCCTCCTTTTTGACCAGCGTCAGCTCGGCGCAATTGCGCTCGGCCAAACCTTTTGCAACGGCGAAAGCGAAGATCTGCACCCACAGCCCGCGATGCTTTGTGTAGGCGTTGTTGCTGAACTGGTCCAGGTATTCAGCCATGGCCAGCACGTCCATCTGCCCGATCAGGCGATCGCCGAGATCTTGCCGGTACCGCTCTAGCTTGAATTTGATCTCTTCCAATGTCCGCGCCGCATAACCCTTGTCCACCAGCCATTCGTCATTGAACCGCTGCAGCAAGTTGCTCACCGTCGGCAACCGGTCGCCCGTCAACAGAGTGAGCAGGGCGCCGTCATCGACGACCAGCGCCGCGACCTTGAGGTTTGCTGCGTGCGCGAGCTTTATTGCCTCCTCAAGTGGGCGGTTGATGCTCGTCATCAAACCGGTGATTGGGTTCCGGTACCGAAAATATTTACCGTTCGGGTAAAGATTTGGCGGTAGCTTCCTGTTTTTGAGCGTGCGCGGCCGGGCAGCCATCAGCCTATCTCCAACATCTTGGCCAGCAGGGGATCATCTGACCCCATCACGGCCGCCTGCACATCCACGAAATACATCCCGCCTTTTACTTCTCCTACCACTTCGCCTTCCTCAATCCATTTTTTCAGTTGCTGCAAACTCGGCTTGCCGCCGACGTAGCGGAGCTTTCTGTATTCGCCTGCCTCCATAAGGCGCGGCAACTTGACCGTGATCTGGGCCAGAATTTTTGCCATTGTGATGCTCCATGCCGCGCGTGGCGGCAGAAGGTGGTGATGGGTTATGCGCCGGCCTTGGCCAGAACTGCGTCGGCAACCTTCATGGCAGCCTGCGCATCGTCGACATATGCGGGGTCGAACCCGCCGCACAGGTGGATGGTTGCTTGGCAGGCGCGCAGGTTCTCGCAGGTGAGTTTCAGCGCGGCGACCAGCTCTTCGTGCAGCTCGCGCTCTTCCCGACCGATTTCCCAGAATCGCGTTGCCCAGTGAGACGATGGCGGCGGGTTGCTGTTCTGCGCGCCGAGGGCCAGCGAGCCGACCACAGCGTCCAGCAGGTCGCGCTTGTAGGCGTTGTCACCGTCGATGCTCAGACCGTTCCGGCGCAGAGCGTCCAGGGCATTGTTCAGGTTCGACTCTGGCGACGGCAGCACGAGGTCAAAGTCTTTCTTGCCGGGGCGGCATGCCACCACCAGCAGCTCGCAATCAAGCGGCAAATGCTGGGCCATATCCGAGATGGCTTCGATAGCAGCCTCGCGGAATGCATTCTTTTCTTCGGACATTGGGATACCTCGCCCGCCGTACACCGGCAGGCTGTTGAGTTGGGGGAGGGGTTAGGCGGTGCCGAATAGGTCGAGCTGATCAGTTCCAGCTTGCACCTCTTGCCGTCGAGTGATTTCGTGATCGATCCGCGCCCGGGCGATCGCCGCGTACTGCTCGTCGATCTCGCACCCGATGAACTGGAAACCTTCGCGCATAGCGGCCTTGCCGGTGCTGCCGCTGCCCATGAATGGATCGAGAGCAACGCCGCCGGCCGGTGTCACCAGGCGCAGCAGGTAGGCCATCAGGTCAGTGGGCTTGACCGTGGGATGGCTGTTACCGTTGCGAGTACCCCACTCGGCGGTTTCGCAGTCGCGCATGGTTGCATCCTTGGCGACGGCGGGAGCGTCCGAGCTGAGCAGCCCCTCGTTTCGATCTTTGCGGCTGGTCTTGGCGCAGTAGAAGAAGCGGGCAGCGCTCCCACTGTCAGAGTGGAAGGTGCCGGGCACCCGCTCGCGCATCCCGCTGTACTTGACCGGGCCGCTGAAGCCGTTGGCCGTCGGTTCGTTGCCTGTCACCGGTGCCGCTGCGCCCGCCTGAGCGGGGAACATCGCGACTACCTCGGCGCTGCCGTCGTGGATTAGATTGGCGGGCCAGCGTCCATCTGAATGTCCGCCGGCGATCGGGCCGGGCGCAGATCCGCCCGCGCCGAAGTTACCTCCCTTGATTGCTCCGTTACTGATCCGAGCCGTGTCGTCTCCGGTTGTTACCCGGCATCGATCGATATTCAGGGCGCCGGTTCCGTGCGCTATGACGTTGGCAGCGACCGTGCTGGAAAATGGTTTGCGAGCCACAGTGATTGGCTCAAGCGCCGGCTTCAATGCTGTGCCCCAGCCCTCATGCGAACCGCCGAGATTGTGCGACTTCGGGAAGCCGGAGCCATACACCCACGCAATCATGTCGCGGATCTCGAAACCGGCGTCCTCGATGCGGACAGCCATGCGGTGCTGGGTGCGAGTACCGGCGAAGGCGAGCAAGTGCCCGCCGGGCTTGAGCACGCGCAAGCACTCTACCCAAACCTCGGTTGCTGGAACGTCGTAGTCCCATTTCTTGCCCATGAAGGACAGACCGTACGGCGGGTCAGTTACGACGCTGTCGACGCTGCTGTCCGGCATTCGCCGCAGGAGCTCCAAGCAATCGCCGACCACGATGGTGTAGTCGCTCATCCGTTTACCGCCTTTATGGTCAGTACCAATGGAAGCCAGAAGAAGAGGGTGCAGCCGAGTAAGCACTTGGTCACCATGCGGCAGCCTTCCTTACGTCCTCGACGGTGACGATGTGGGGGATGACGTCCTTGATGGTGAAGAATTCCGGTTGGCAGTGCTTCCGCGCCCAGGCCATGAGCGGCCGCATTGCCTGCGCCAAGTCAGCCTTCGCGGCGGCGTCGAGCGTTGGGTAATTGTCGACCCACTCGCCGGCGTCGCTTTCGTAGGCGCGGTCGCACATGTGTTCGAGCAAATCGTCTTGGTCTGGCAGAAAGCTCGCCGGGTCGTCTTTACACTCGGTGCCGCGATAGACCGTATCGCCCTCGTATAGGCCGGGCCTGAAGCTGGCCGGGTGCCCGTCGCCGCAGCTGTCATGGCCGTAGTTGTCTTTGAGCAAGTCGGTCAGGCTGTCGTAATCCCACGAACCGTTCTCGCCGGAGAGCGACCACTTCTCGCCAGTTGCCGGAGCTTCATAGTCTGGAATCGAGTTCGCCGCAGCGATCGGTAGGGCCGCCCTGAACTGTTCGAGATATTCGGCTGGCTTCGATCCCCAGCGATTAAGCAGGCACTCGTCATCAACCGGCGCGCCTTCGTCTTCTGGCTCTCCTGACGGTTCGCCCGGCACCATGAAGAACTCACGCTCGACAGCCTGGAGAAGGTCGGAGAAGTGTTTGGTGTTTTCGATGTTGACCAACAGCGTCGACAGTTCGTGGTTGGAGCTGAGGCCGAACAGGTTGTAGATCCGGGCCAGCTCTGTCTTATGCTTGGGCATGACTTCGTCCTTGCCGCTATAGCGGCTAAAATATGTACAAGGGAATTGGAGCTGTAGAGGTATTGAAACCAGCCGTCCGTAACCGCTTCGGCGCCGTTGCGCTTCGTTCGATCAGGTCTATCTTTGGAGGAGTTTTAAGCCCCTATCAAGGAACAGGCAGGAGGGCGGTATGAGGCTTCGCGGCGACATTTTCTGGGCTTGGGCAGATCCCGAGATCCACAACCGAACACATGATGAAACTCTCAGTAATGGAACTCACATCGACGTGCAGGTCAGGCTATCTCGTACCGGCGAAACTCAAATGTTCATCGGTGTTTATGCTTCCGGTGGCATGGCGTTGCATGAAGAAACCGTTAACCCAAGTCCGGGTGAATCAATGACCAGAGCTATGGCTTGGGGCGTAAGCCGAGCTCGTCAGTTGGCTGCTGCTGGAAGTGCGAGTCCTAAGTCAGCGTCCTCGAAATAGCGGCTGACTTTGAAGGGGGAGGGAGTAGTTTTGTGGGTGGAGTACGGATGTACTCCTGTCAGGCAGTGGCGGACTTTTCCGCTTTCTTCTGCTGGCGAGCCCGGTGACGTTCGATGGGCCCATCAGGCAAAGCAGCGATTGCGTTGGCCGCCTTGATGAGCAAATTGCCTTGCTGCTCCAGCGCCTTTGGCACGAAGTGTTTGAAGCGAGAGCCGGCCGGGTAATAGGTGTCGTACGCCATGCGGCTGCACACAGTGGATGCCTCATGGAGGCCATTATTGCGACCGTAGGCAATCAGGCTTTCGCGCTCTTGGGCCAGCTCATCAATCCGCTGATCCGCTGCGTTCAGGCGCTGCTGCAGGGCGTCACGCTCGGCGGTGACCCGGTCGAACTCGGTGGCCATCACCACATCAGGCCCGTGCGGGTCATATCCAATGGTCGCGCCGGCCGCTGAAATCATTGTCACGGCTTTGTATCGATGGACTTCAGTCATGGCAGTTCGTCTCCGGCGACCATCTTGCAGGGGCCAAGCCGAACAGTTGCCAGCTCTTCCTTAAGTTCGTTGATCCGGTCTTGGGCCTGATCAACAACCTTCTGTGCTTCGTGCACATCGATCCAGTTGCCCATGGCCTGGTCTTCGAATTTCTGCACCGAGTTGCCGGAGGGCGAAAGCAGGAAGGCGTAGCGGGGAAGCGCGTTCAGCTTGTCCCAGAATTCGAAACCTTCACGCGTTTGTATGTTGCGCATCATGCAATCTCCATCGATAACAGATCATGGGCATTCACAACCTTCATGCCGAGCTCGCGGGCAATGTGCACTTCGAGCCGGGCGCCTTTCGAGTTCTCCCAGCCGGGCAGCACCGCGACCTGGCCGCAGAGCCCGAGGCGGGTCACGTCGTAGGCCATGTAGTCGGCCCAGTCCGCACCGTCGACGACGCCGTGCTCTGCAGGGTTCTCGACGACGTAGCCCCGCGCGCGCAGCTCGGCGGCCATCTTGTTGAAGGCGGGGAAGTTGAAGTCTTCGAAGCCAGTCATCGGCCCGGCCAGGTACACACGGTTGATACGAGAGCACGCCGCCGTCACGCCTGGTGCAAGTGCGGCGCTGATTCGCTCAACCGCACGGTCAATCGGGCTTTGAATGAAGTCGGGCAACGGTTCGTTCGTCGGCGGGGTCATCGATGTTACGGCGGAGATCATCCCGACCAGCGAATCGGTGACTACCTTGCGGATGTTTTCGGTGGGCATGGGGCGTCCTATGCCGGGGCATGCCCGGGCGGTGGAGGGTTGGTTATGCAGCTTGTTCGCGCTGTTATAAGGCAACTTCCGTTTCATCGTTGAGTTCGTTGGCTCCGATACCGCCGAAGGACTCAAGAAATGAAGCGTCTCACTGACTGGGTAAAACTGATCACCGCCATAATTCGACTGATCGAAGCGATCATCCGTACGGGCTGGATGTGATCTGCTTGAGGATGCGCCGGCCGATCCAGCGCACGCACGGCACGGCCTTGCTGTTGCCGATCGCCTTGTAGCGGGGGCCGTCCGGGCACTCGCTGGCAGGCCTGCCGCGCCATGGGATCAGCGTGTAGTCGTCAGTCATTCCCTGGAGACGTTCGCACTCGCGTGGGATGAGCCGTCGAACCGAGGCGCCGACTTGAGCCGACGGCATCCCTTGGCCAGCCTTGCCACCACCGCATCCGAGCGCGCCAGTGATAGTGCCGTCGCCACCTTCATAGCGCAGCTCGGCTCGGGAGTTCTCGGCGAATGCGGCCACAATCGGTTGGCCGCGCCCGGTACCGTCCTCGCTCCCGTCGAAACCGTCAGCCTTTAGCGTGTGCGTGATGTCTCCAGTGATGCACACTGCGACCTGGCCGCCGGCGTTTGCATGGCTTCCGGAGTGGTTCATTGCGCGAAGCGTTGGCGCGACGTCGCCAGCGTCTGCGCCGTGATCCTTGCAAGAGAAGGCGAGCACGGCGTTTTCCATCCCATTGTTCCGTCCCAGGGTGTGTGCTTGTTCAAAACGAACATCAGGGTCTTGTGTGCCATGCACAACCAAAAGCCCGGACTCCGCGTCTTGCTGAGTTGCGCTGCCGGCCGCCTTGCCGTTGGCATTGAGTGTGCCAGCCACAATGAATGCCTCCGAGTCGGCGCGGTGGCTGCTCTGCGCCTGAGCTCGAAGCGCTGGCGCCACGAAGAACGTCTCGCTTTCCATGTCGAGTCGAGTGTCCTTGGCGGTGAGCGTTGCCGATCGTTCGACAGATCCGCCAAGGCTGTGCCCGCCGAACGCCGGCACGCCGCAGAACACACCGACCGCCGGCCCTTCATCGCCCTCGCAGTTCGGACAGCCGTACTGCCCTAGTGACTCGTCGAAGGTGTATCCACATCCGCACTGGAGCGCAGGGCCGAAAGGAGCTGATCCGGTAACGTCTTGCCCCTCGCCTCGGCGCGGCGCAGTATCCCGGCGCATGCCTTGTAGCTCAAAAAGTACCTCGGTGGGATCGAATCCGTCTCGAGAACTTGCGACAACGAACACACGGCGGCGTCGTTGGGCCAAGCCGAAATATTGGGCGTCCAAGATCCGCCACGCGATTGTTCTTTTGGGTCCATACACACAACCAGCGTCCGGCCATTTCTTCCCTGAAGGCTGCAGCTCGCAGTCTTCCCCAGCAAGCGCGCCAAGAAAGCATCCGAAGGCGTTGCCTTTGTCGCTGAGGACGCCGGGGACGTTTTCCCAGACGATGACGCAGGGCGGCTTTCGCTGGCCTGCTCGAACATAGTCAACTGCATCTGCGAGCTCCACGTATTTGATGGTGAGGGCGCCGCGCGGGTCGGTGAGGCCTTCGCGCATCCCGGCCACGCTGAAGGCTTGGCACGGCGTGCCGCCGACGAGGACGTCCGGAGCGGCGATCTTGCCGGCCAGCACCAGGGCGCCGAGCTTGGTCATGTCGCCGAGGTTCGGCGTGTTTGGGTAATGGTGGGCCAGCACCGCGCTGGGGAACGCTTCGATCTCGGCGAACCAGGTGGCGCGCATGCCGAGCGGCTTCTATGCAAGTGTTGCCGCCTCGATGCCGCTGCACACGCTTCCGTAAGTGATGGGCATGGTTACACCTCAATGCAGTGGATGTTTGGTATGCTTAGTTAGTCTTAGATTGAAAGGCAGAAAACTGATGAGTGATACATACGAGGCTTTACTCAATATTCCTCGCTCTCACAAGCTTGTAATTAGAAGCAGTAGGATGGAACAGCGCAAAGGACAAGATGCAGATATATATGAGCTGGTAGAGGTTGACAATAGAGAACTCCCTGTTGCGAGATATGAAGTTAGAGATAGCATGTCTATCTACCCACCATTCAAGCGAAGCGTAACGTGGAGAAAGTTGGATGAATAAGGACGTTCTAGGAAACATGGACGAGACTGCACCGATTGTACCGATTTGGCTTCAAGTAATGATCGGTCTGGTTGCCTTGTCTGGTTTTGTGATGTTGATTAAATATCTAACAACGTTTGGAGTTCAAACCTCACCCTCGCAGGAGGTATGGGGGCAGTTTGGAGATTTTTTTGGCGGTATTTTGAATCCCCTATTAAGTTCTTTGACGCTTGCGGCAGTCTTGGTGACCATGAGGCTGCAAAGTAAAGAGCTTAAGGTTGCGCAGGAAGAGAATAAACGCGCGAATGAGCATTTGGAGAAGCAAGCTAACTACATTAGAACACAGAATTTTGAGTCGGTTTTCTTTCGTCTTCTGGATGTTTATATGAACTCAAGGGCTGATGTCTGTATTGGTACAAAAGTCGGCAAAGAAGCGTTTGATATTCTCGTAAACAATTCCGCTCCGTGTTTTAGAATTTTGTCTGATGAATCAAGTGTGGAAGCTTTGGGCGAGTATTCGCTAGAAAAATTCAGCAAAGATTTCAGGAAAAGAGTTGGTGACACCCTCAATGTCTACTGTAGGGGAATGTATCAAGTAATTAAGTATGTTGATACTTATGAAGGGTTGGCTGCTAGTAGCGACTTTGTGGTTGAAAACAAAGTGGAAGGCTTAACGTCTAAGGAGAAAATGCAGCTGCGGAGAGAAGAGGATAAGGCATATAGGCCTATGTATTTTGCAAAGCGCCAATATATAAATATGCTGCGTGCTCAATTGACGCCAGCTGAGTTGACGATGCTGTACCTAAGTTGTTTGACAGAAGAGGGGGTAGGCTTGAAATATCTTGCCGAAAAATACTCTCTTTTTAAAGGGCTTAGCAAGTTGGCTGCTGAAAATCCAAAGTTTGCAAATAACCATTATAGTTACCTTGCATTTGCCGACTACGAGGATATACAAATAAGAGATGTAAGGTTGCTTGATGCTCAGAGTGAGAGGGTGTCGATGAAGAAGAGACGGCATATTTCAACCGGGATTTTAAGGAAAAAGTTTAACGCTACTTTTCATGGGTGACCGTTGCATCTAACAAGGCATAGCACCAAGTTTGGCGAATTCTTCAAGCTGTCGCGACTGCTTTTCCGTAACCACTATTTCAGGTCGCGACATGTTTGCGAATCGGCCAGACTCATAGGCCGTTGCGCGGGCGAGGTTGATCAGCAACGTCGACGCCGTCTCCTGCCATTCCTCGAACCCGTGGCGCTCGCCGAGAACATTAAGAGCATCATCCAATGCCTTCGAGACAATCAGAGAACGCTTCTCGGCGCCGATCCTCTCCAGCAAAGCTTTCTCCTTGGCTCGCTTGTCCCGTTGCAGCTGCGCGTTGTTTTTGGCCATGGCCTACCTCTTCAATTCCGCTGGCCGGCAAGTCCAGCCAGGCCTGTCGTTTGCGTTGTTGGGTGCGAAAACGTTTCACGCTGCGACCTTCACCTGATGCCAGGCGCCGGCGGCGTAGAACAGCTTCGCGGCTTGGGCTTCGTCCATCGATAGTTCGTCCGGAATGGCAATCCAGCCTGACGCCACCAGATGGTTCGGGTTCGCGCTGTTGCGCAGCTCCAGGTAGTAATGCTCGATCGCATCAGTGAGGCGCTCGACCTTGTAGATGCCCTCGGGCGAGATCTCCACCGACTTGATGTACTCGGCGCCGCGCTCGTCTCGACACATGGCGGCGATGTAGATCGTCCAGCGGTAGGAGAAGTCGAATATCGCGTTGGCGATCGCCAGACTGCGGATCTGCTTGCAGCTCTTCCAGTTCGCCATGATCTGGCTGCCGCTGGGATCGATGTTCACGACCGCGACGTGGTTGGTGCGCAGCAACGCCCGGCAACTGCGCTCAGCCCGGGCGAAACCGTTGTTGGGTTTGCGTTTCGACTTCATAGCGAGTCCGCCATTTTGCGCAGCGCTTTTCGTTCCGCCGCTGATATCGGCTTCGGCCGCCGCTTGAGGACCGTTTCAGGGTCTATTTTCTTCGAGCGGGGCGGTGGCAGTGGATTGCGCGGCGGGTTTTTCAGTTGGTCGATCCGCCCGCCGGCGGCCAGGTACTGCGCGATTCGTTCAGCGATCGACTCGGAGTCAGGTCGGTGCTGCTCGACGAGGTTGAGGTGGTTGCTGATCATGCTGGCCTCACTTGATCCGGATCGAACTGTCGCCGCGCTCCAAATGCGCGTAGGCAGGTTCTTCGAGCAGTTCGTGTTCTGCGTCTTCGCCGGCGGCCATGCGCTTGCGCACGGTTTCGTTGTGCTCGCGAATTTCCTTGAGCTTGGCGGCGATCGCGTTCTTGTCCGGGGCGATGCTGGTTTTCACGGATGTCAGTTCGTCTGGCACCGCGTCCTCGTTGTCGACGATGACCTTCTCCTTGCCCAGGGCCAATGTGATGGTGAACAGCGGGCGTTTGATCGACTTGAGGTTGGCGGCTTCCATGTTCCGACGCAGGTAATCGCTGATCTGCGCAACGCTGTTGGACTTGATGCGCTTGAGCTCGGTCAGCCGCTCAATCTCGGTGTCGATGGCGGTCACGTCGCTTTCAATGTTGCGGCGCAGCATGACGATGTTGTCGGCCTTCACCTCGAACTCGCCTTGGATTTCGTCCATCGCGTGCTGCAGGGCCTCTTTCAGGCCCTCGTCGTCGGTGTCTGCCATTCCCTGAAGTTCGGCGAGCTTCCCGGTCAGTGCATAGAGCTGGGTCATGCTGCATTCTCCTTGCCGGGCTCAATGGCCGCTTTGCGCTCTTCAAAGGCGCGAGTGATTCGGGCAATGAACGTCGGCTCGTTGCGGCGGGTCGCCTCGCGGATGTATTTGACGTTCAGCATCTTCAGTTCGTGAGCGGTAACGGCCTTGCCCATCGTTTCCACCGCAGAATTCAGCCAGTCCAGACGCTCCTGCTTCTGGCGCAGGATTTCGGCGTCCTTGTCCACTGCCTGCTCGATCGCTTGTTCTTCCTTGAGCTGCTCGACGTAGGTGTGGTCATCGAACAGCCCAAGGAACACGTCGGCACTGAAGCCGAGCATCGACAGAGATTTCTTGATGGCGTCGGTCAGCGACTTCTTCGGCGCCTCCCCGTCTGTGGTGGTGCCGTACTTCGATTTGTAGAGGTAGCGCGTGCAGCCGTACTGCTCGATCTCGCCGCGCTTCCCGTCCAGTTCGAACCAGAAACGAATCTTGATGGTGTGGTTCAGCTCGCGACCGAGCGCCAGGCGTTTGTCGCCTTCGCCGCTGACCATTTCGGAGCCCTCATCGAAGCGTTCTTCAACGATCGACCAACCGAAGCCAATGCCGACCGGGCCGAAAACCTCAGTCGCTTTCATGATCATCGCCGTGCCGTTGAGGCTGGTGATTTTCTGCCCGCCAACCTCGGCGGCTTTGGTGTAACGGGTATCGGTCGTGCTGACCTTGTCCCAGATCTGCATGTTCGTAGACACGGGGAATCCTTGCCGCGACGTGCGCAGCGCTTGAAGTTGAAAGTCAGGAGGTGATGCGATCGGCGAGGGCGCTGAGCAGCATCAGGAAGGCGAACATGCCGATGGCGGAGAACCGGCCGCGCCAGATCAGTGTTCTACGGGCCAACTGCCGGCTGGTCATCGAAACACTTGGTAGGTGGTGGAGCGCGGCACCTGGCAAGTGCCCGAGCCATCGCGAATGACACCGTAGGCGCCGGCGCCGGCAACCAGAATCACAACGAGAATCCAGTAGACGAGATTCATGGCCGAGCCCTCACAGCGATGCGACCGCCTTTCATGGTCACCGACAGGCGCTGCGGGAGGCTGTCGACAAGATCCTCGCGCTTGCGGCCGATCACTTCATTGAAGGGCAGGCCGAAGCCGAGAATCGCGATGCGGCGTTCGATTTCGTCGAGCTGCTCATCGACCAGCGATTTCACGATTGGGGTAGACATGACGACTCCTTGCGCCTGGCAACAATCTTGTTGAGGCGCCCGCAGTAGTGGTTGAATTCTTCGATGGTGATGCGCTCGTCGGTCATCATTTCGCTGATGGTCTTCTGAATCATCAGCGACCAACTGATCGGCGTTTCTGGATGCTGCAAGGTCTCCAACTCTTCGCCAATAAGGACGTGCGGACTCAAAACCCACACTCCTGCTCGACGAGATCGCTTTCGCGTTTGGCGTCGCGGTATTCGTCGGCGTGCACGGCAACCAAGTCGGCGGCGAGCGACCGAACGATTTGCGGATCACCGCCGACGGCTTCAACGGCCCAGGTGTGCAGAACCCCGCCGTCTTGCCGCCTGATCAGTTCGATCAGGATTTTCTCGATGTACCGATCTGGGTCTGGGTTCGCAGCCATGTAATCCGCCAGCGCCTCCGGCAAGTGGTCTGCGTTGACCAGTACCTTGCTTCGGCCTACCGGATTCGGCGCTTCCACGTGTTGCCGAGAAAGCAGATCTTCGACCGACTCGGTCAGCCATTCCTGACCTGCCTTCGTATCGAGGAAGTCGTCTTCCGGGATGAGTTTGCGTAGAGCTGACATGGTCGCCTCCAGAGTGGCGGGTGTTGATCCAACAAAACTCGGATGCACTCATCCGTTCCGCTGGTTGCCGTTGGGCGCGGAGGGAAGTGCATTCGGGTGGTGTCGGGGGAGGGTAACTAAATCGCTCAAGGAACCAGCGAGCATGGCCGATATGTCTTGGCGTTAATGCCAAATAATTGCGATCGGGAGATCTGAATGTTTCTAAGTAAAGTTCGCAGTGCTGCAGCCCTTGCGGTGATTGCCCTCGCTTATGCTGTTCCAGCTCCGGCTACCACCGACGTTGTCGCAGACCACAACACTGCGGTTATGGCTGTCGCATCCACCCAGGCGTGCGCAAAGAAACATCCAGAAGCAGGTATCACTTTAGAAAAATTCCTGACGGAGCAGAAAGAGGGCATGACTGACGAGATGGCGAAACACATCCGTGATGTTGCTACAAATCCTCGGTACGAAATGGAAGTGAAGCAGTCGACTGAATTTTTCAATTCCAAAGGCGGCCAGAGCTTGCTGGACAGCCTTTGTGGCGGGTTCATCACCGCGAAGTAAATGCCTCGCTTGCTCACTTCGCTGTGATTCATTCCTGATGCTGATGGGCGGTTATAGGCCGCAGTTTCGTCCGCATCGGGGTGTGAACTGACCTGACCACATATTCCAGTTTCTTGGTTTATGGCGGGTCATTTCAGATCACACCCCGATGCGCTCTCATAGAGAGGATCGGGCAGTTAACGACAGGCTGTCGTGGCGCTGGTTGTTCAAGCAGTCTCAGCCGCGCAGCACTCTGTGTAATGCGCCATTGCGATCGGCATGTGGTAGCTGTCCAGAGGCCATTTGCTGACCTTGCAGCCTTGGCCGGCTGGGCAATGAAAGACGAACAACTCACCTTCGTCCTTATCCATTTCCATGCTCACCTGTGCACCGCTGGTGAAGGTGTCCTTGATGATCGTGGTCATGCTGTGTTCCTCCGGTTGATTTCCCGTCTGGCCCTGTCGCCAAGGCCAGCCAGTGAAATCTGTTTTTCTCCGCACCCGCTTACCAGGTCATTCACTCAGTTCGGTCAACACCTCGTCCGCCGTCGCAGTGGGCTGCGCGTGGGCAGGCTTTCGGGCCTGTCGGATCGCCGGTCGCCGGTAGAGGCAAGTGCGGTTTTGTTCATCGGTTTACTGACCTCCCACCGATGGAGCCGGGAGTGACCTAACCGGGCTGGCCGGGTAGTCGTTCATGGCACTGGCTGTTAAAGAGCGGCGGGTCTGTTGAGGCCCCTCGCAGCGGCTGTGTGTCGCTGCGATGGACGTAAATTAACCGGCGGTTTCAAAACCGTCAATACCGGCGGTTAATTTATTTTTCGTAGGGATTGGTTATGCTTCGTTTTAACTGGATGGATATACAGCTATCAGGAGTGAAATAAATCGCAATGGCACTACAACAAAACCGGCTCGAAAGCGGTGGTATGTCAGCCTTGGAACGTCTTGAGCTTCGCGTCTCGTCAATGATCAATCACCCGGTCGCGCAGATTCAGCGCTGGGTGACGATCCATCGACTGGACTCGGACGGTGAGAGAGAGTGGGAGGAGGTGATGGGCCGGCTGTTGGAGACGGCGTGCATAGACATGACATACAACGACGATGAAACTGTGACGCTCAGGTGGGATGCTCAAGTCGAAGAGGAGCGAGTCGCTAAGGTAGAAAATCTGTTCGAAGTAGCGATGGAGGTGGCCGCTCCGTTTTGATCGACATAAAAAAGCCCGCTCATTTGCGGGCTTTTTTAATTAATGTTGGCTCATCCAGTAATTCAGTCGTAATCGATAATTATAAGCACGCTTTTCGCAGTATCGTATAAGTTAATGATGGAGTATGAAAATAAAGAGAAAAGCAAAACTGGATATATAGTTGCTAGTTCTTTTGACTGTTTGACTAATTCGGAGTCGGCGACGGTAAGCAAGATTACCGATACAACAATCAAGGCAATCTGTTCTTTAATCGATAGCAGCATCTCATTTTTTGTTGCCTGAAAGGCTTCCGATCCAGCGCCAGCCTTATCTATAAGTTCTCGTATTTTTGTTAGGACAATGCCCATTGTTCCAGAGTTGATAGCGAGCAGCGCAATCAGCAAAGTAATTAGGTTGCCTTTCAAGAAGGTGATGAGGAACTGGCTCTGGCAAAACGATTGCAGGAGTTGGCATAGATATCCTATACCTAGCGCAATTAGCGTATTTGTCAGTACCTGTTTTATCATTTCATCAATTCCTTGAGTATTTTAGCGATATCCTCCGCCGATCCGTCTAGTTTAGCATCTCCAATCTCAATTTCCTTAACTTCATTCGCAGTATTTATTTTCTTCTTCACACCGCTTAAAGTGATTGAAACACTGCCTCCGCCGTCACTTGTGTAAGACGCGAGTCCGTCCACTGTTGGGTCGGCTTTATCTAGTACTAGCGACGCGCCTGGGTCAGCCTCGATTGCAAGCGTGCTTTTTACGGCGTTAGTTTTTTTCGCAAATGACCGCAGGTCCTCGGGAAGGGCTTTCGAGATTGAGGCCATGTTAGGAGTAACAAGCTCAAACTCAACCTTTTTGATTTTTCCCCGATGTTTTTCAACGAGATCCCAAAAAACACGTTTTTCTATCAAAGGCTCTACTGATGATATTAACTGGTGTCGAGCTAAGGGCTCTTCAATAGACTTCATAATTAATTTAGCAACAGCGCGTGAATGCTGAAAGGCTTGAAGTCTGTGTTGCACCGCAATGAGCTGTATTTCTGGATTATTCCAGATGGCCACTAATATTTTTGGCCAATTGTCGACGGATTTTACGCTAAAGTCCTTCGTTTCAAGATTTACTGACCTGTTTACCGCCACCCTAAATAGAAAGAAATCTTTGTCTTCATAAAGTCTTTGAACATTTATTTCGGCTCTTTCGCTTTTGAATGCAGTAGGCAGCTTTAGCGCTTCGGCAAAGATCCGATTTTTCTGCTCTATCAAATCATCGACCGATTTGGGGCCGTACAAGTCACCTTGAAAATACCGATCTCTCGGAAGTAGCTGGTACCTGAACAGATTAAAACGAGTCTTTGACATATTAACTTCCTGTTGAGGCCTTCGCTTCCCTGTCATACGGTTATGCGTGCCTATTTGTTTGAGAGTTAGGCCTAGCATTACACCAGTTGAGCATTCCAAACCAGAAGCACGCGAGCCTGTATAAAAGTTTCGTCTGCCCTGATTGTCAGCGGTGGGTGCCGTTCATTATCAGAGATCATCTTGATCTGATCATCACCGATCCACTGGAGACGCTTGATGTAGAGATGTCCTTCCCAGGAGAACATGTAAATCCCGTCCCCCATGAATTCCCGGACGCTGATGTCTACCAGCAGAGGATCTCGATGCTTGATCGTCGGTGCCATCGACTGACCCCAGCCGGTTACCATCTTCAGATGGAAATGCTCTTTGAACTCGACTCCCATCTCGCGCAGATGTTGAGGGCTTACGCGGACGTCCTGCAGCATTTCGGGATAGTCGTGCGGGATCTGCCCGCCACCCATCGCGGCGCGAACGTCGTAGTGTGCGATCCACACCTCATCACCCATAACTCCTGGCCGGTAGTAGTCAATCTCGATGGCGCCCCCGGCATCATCTGCTTCAGCGGCTGCCATCAATCTTTGTCTGGCTGTGTCGGTTAGGCCTTTGCCCTGCTTGTCAAGCATCTGGCGGACCATGTCGGCGGCTGAGAGCGTCGAAACCGCTGATGTGTCGGCGACACTTGTCAGCCCGCTGATCTCGCGCGCAAGTCGCTTACTGAAGCGCTCGACTGGAACACCGAGTAAGCGCGATAGAACCGCCGCGAACTTGGCGTTCAGAGGATTCGTTCCGTTCAGGTACATAGCTACCGCAGCGGCCGATATATCAGCCTCCGCTGCAAGACTCGCTTGAGTCAGTCCGAGCGCGTTCTTTTTCGATACGAAAAGCGCCTTGGCGGCGTCGCACTCAGCTTTCAGTTCTGGGGACAGCTCTTTCTTTCTGCTCATCCGTGAAATTTAACCGTTGGTTAATTTTATTGCGGCAACCGCCGGTATTGCTTGAAAGCTAACCGGCGGTTAATATTGGGTCTGACAAAGTTTGCTGAGGCAACGACATGAAGAAGACGCCACTGCCAGAACTGGTTGAGCGAATTGGTCAGTCCGCTGTCGCCAAGGGCCTTGGCGTCAGCGCTCCAGCCATTTCAAAAGCCTTGAAGGCGGCCAGGGAAATCCTGGTCATTGAACATGAGGACGGGAAGCTGACAGCGGAGGAGGTTCGTCCATTTCCGTGCCAGCTGCCGGCTCAAAGAACCGCCGCCTGACATCAAAGTCCGCCGTCCCTTGAGCAAATGATCGCGCCGCTGGTGGCGCAAAGCCACGTAACAATTTTTGAGGTGTGACATGCAGGAGTTGATGAGAGCGATCTACGACGTGGTTGACGACCATGGCACCAAAAAGATCGCAGAGGGCGCGGACTTCAAATCCCGGACGTTGCTTTCGCAGAAGGCAAACCCGGACTACGACACCCACCGCATGAACGTGGAAGAGCTGCACCGGATCATGAAGTTCACCCAAGACTTCCGCCCGCTCAAGGCTTGGGCTGAGTCCTTCGGTTTCGACCTAGTCCAGAAAGAGCGGCCGGAAGGGATTAATCTCAACGCCGCTCTGCTTCGACTGCATGCCGACCTTGCCGATGTCACCCGGCTTGCGTTCGACGCACAGGCTGATGGTCGAGTCTGCTCGGTCGAGAAAACGAGCCTGCTCAAGGAGGCTGAGGAGGTAATCGTCAGCCTGGAAGTATTCAAGCAGTCCGTGAAGGCAGCCTGAATTTCAGACACAAAAAAGCCGACGTACGAGGTCGGCTTTTTCTACAGCAATAAAACAAGTAGAGCCAATTATGCACGCACAGCCACAACAGGACAATACCGGACGTGTCGCGACACGTTTTTCCAATTCTGAAAACGTGTCGCGTACCACGATGTCGTCTCGCGAGATTGCTAACGTCACCGGCAAGCGGCACGCCAACGTGAAGCGCGACATCGCTGCGATGCTGAAAGAACTGAAATTAGATGTACTCAGTTTTGAGCACATCTATAAGGACGGCCAAAACCGGGAACAGGTTGAGTACATGCTCGATCGCGAGCACACCGATTGCCTGCTCACCGGTTACAGCGCCCCGATGCGCATGAAGGTGATTCGCCGGTGGCGCGAGCTTGAACAGCAGCAGGGCGCCCGCGAGCAGGTTCTGCTCAATGGCACCAAGGTCGTCGGCGAGATCGCCATCATGGAGTGCTTCACGCGCCTGCTGAAGCCGGCTCCATCCTGCCAGATGGCCATGCTCACGAAGATCGCCCAGAACAACGGGCTCGATCCGAAGTTTCTCCCAGGTTACGCCGTCGACTCTGCACCTGATGCCGCCGGCGGCTCTTCGATGCCCACCAAGTCGGCCACGGCCTTGCTGAAAGACAACTGCATTCGCATTGCGCCGGCAGCATTCAACCGCGCACTGGCCGCCAAGGGCTTCCTCAAGCAGCTCCAGCGCAAAAACTCCAAGCAGGAAATGGTCGACTTCTGGTCGGTGACCGAGAAGGGCCTAGCCTACGGCAAAAACCTTACCAGCCCTCAATCCCCACGCGAGACACAGCCTCACTGGTACGTGGACCGCTTCCTCCTGGCCAAATTGGTCGGGAAGGCCTGATATGCAATTCACCGTCACGATCAATCAGGTGAAGGCGTTGGAGTGGGGGCTGAATTCTCAGCAGGCCCTGCTGTTCGCCTTCGTCTACGGCTGCCCGAGCTGGACCAAGCCAATCAAGACTGACGACGGGATCTTCTTCGCGCTGAGCAAGGCCAAGATCATCGAGGAGCTGCCGCTGCTCACTGACAAGCCAGACACTGCTTACCGCATGCTGAAGGCCCTGGAAGAGGCCGGTCTGATTGAGCTTTCCAGCACTTCGAACATCACATTGTTCCGCCTGACCGAGAAGGCGATTGAGTGGAACCAGAAGCTGGACGGGTCGGAAAAATATCCGACCCCGCCGAAGAACGAAGGTCGGAAAAAAATCCGATCTACCTCGGAAAAAAATCCGAGCAAGGTCGGAGAAAAATCCGAACAAAGGTCGGAAAAATCTCCGACAAATCAGGATACCAATCATCAGGGTACCAATCAGGATACTAGTCAGTACTTGCAAGGCAGCCCGGACAAGCCGGCCCGCAATCTGGTGTTGGTGGTTGATCGCACCGATACGCCACGGGTTGAGATCCCCGCCGACATGCCAGGCCCTAAAGACCAGTCCTGCAAAACCTTCAAGGTCTGGGCGAACTACGCCATGGCCTACCGCAAACGCTACAGCACCTGGCCGGTGTGGAACGCCAAGGTCGGTGGCCAGCTCGGTCAATTGGTCGACCGCCTCGGCGCCGATGTCGCCCATCACGTCGCCGCCCACTTCCTGAAAACCAGCGATGCCGCTGTTCTGCGCAAGTGCCACAGCCTCAACGAGCTGCTGGCCAATGCCGAGAGCTACCACACCCAGTGGGTGACGGGGCAGCGCATCAACGGAACAACCGCGCGCCAGATGGAACGCACTGAAGCGAACGTTTCCGCCGCCGAGCAGGCCGCGCAAATGGTCTTGGCCAAGCGCCAAGCGGGAGAGCGCAATGAATACCTTTGAAATGAACGACCAACAGGTTGCCGGGCTCGCTGCTGCGATATGCGCCACCGCCGAGGCCATGGGACAGGAAATGAACCCAGGCACTGCGGCGATCATGGCCGAAGACCTTTGCGCTTACCCGGTACCGGTCGTGAAAGCCGCGCTGAAGGCCTGCCGCTTTGAAGTGAGAGGCAAGTTGGCAATGGCTGACATTCTCCAGCGAGTTCAGATCGCCGACGGGCGCCCGGGCAAGGACGAGGCCTGGGCGATCGCGATGACCACCAACGATGAATTCGAAACCGTGGTGCTGACCGACGAGATCCAGCTCGCACTCGCAGCGGCGAAACCTGTCCTCGACGCCGGCGACAAGGTCGGCGCGCGCATGGCGTTCAACAGTGCTTACGAGCGGCTGGTGGGGCAGTCGCGGGAGGACAGCAAGGAAGTGAACTGGCATGTGTCGGTCGGATTCGACGCCAACCGCCGCACACAGGCGATCACCAAAGCCTTGCAGATGCAGCGAATCCCTCAGGAGCGCGCTCAGCAGTACTTGTCCGACTTGAGTGTCGTGCCGGTCACTGAAGACGGTCGGGCCGTCGTTGCGCTGCTCACCGGTGAGGTTGCACGGCCTTCACCAAAGCTGCGCGAGAGGCTCGCCGCGGTGAAGGATTCGATGCTCGCCATGCGCCAAGCATCAGCCGAGGAAAAAACAGAAATGCGAATTCAGGCAGCCAATGAGCTGGCGGATCGCCGGGCGCTGCTCATTCAGCAGGCCGAACAATTGGAAGCAAGGAGTGCGGCTCAATGAGTATCGATAAACAAAAACTCCAGAAGCTGCTGTGGGCCGAAGCCGCGTCATTCCGTGCCGACTGTGCAGACTGGAAGCGCAACACCGAGGCGCTGCAGGAATTCCTCGGGGAGAAGACCGTGGAGGAGGTGGCGCTGGAGCTGCTGGCCGAGAACAACCGGCTTGGGCAAATCGAGTACGCATTTTCGGAGTGGGTCGAGAAAACCGATTGGGTGCAGTGCACCGTGCAAGCGTCCGAACTTGGCCGCCATCGCGCGGATGTGCTGCGCACACGGATCGACCAGTTCAAGGCCGAGAACGAGGCACTGCGCAAAGCGATCGCCGACGTCGACGGCGCGCTCGAGCGTGAATACTGGAGCGAGTACGCCGGGCTTGAAGAAACGCGCTCCATCCTTGACGCGGCCATTGGCAAGGCGGCTCAGGCATGACTGACAAGATCAGCGTTAACTGCCAGGCCAAGCTCTCCGAAGCCATCACACGGCTCAGCGCCATGTTCCGCGACAAGAAGTTCGTCGTGGTATCGCTGCGCCCGGGCAAGGACCGCACGCTAAACCAGAACGCCCTGTGGTTTGCGATGTACAAGCGGATATCCGAAATGACCCAGATCGGTGATGCGGCCGACGCCCGGCGGTACTGCAAATTGCACTTCGGTGTCCAGATCCTGCTCAACGAGGATTCTGGGTTTCAGGCGGCTTGGTACCGGGTGATGCGCCACCTGCCGTACGAGGAAAAGCTGGCCCTGATGGGCGAGCACAAGCTGTTCGGCCCGGACGGATTCCCCGTGACCAGCCTGTTCAATCGCGCCCAGGGCATCCAGTACACCGACCGCATGGCAGCTTACTTCACCGGCCATGGCGTGGTGTTCGCTGATCTGCTTAGCGAGGTGGCGGCATGAGCAAACGTGACTGGTACGACCGTCGAATGGATAAGCGCGTTGCTCTGCAAGTCGCAGAGGAGCAGGGCATCGTGGCCGACAGCTCGGAGCTCAGAGCATCCCTGGTCGCCAAGATTCACTCTGGCGAAATGACCATTGATCAGGTGCAGGCCGAACTGCGAAAGGTGAAGCGCGAGGCCAAGAAAAATGGCTTGAAGACGCGCGAGCAGATATGGAGGTCCGCATGACGATTGAACGGAAGCTGCCCAAACCGAAGAAGTGCCGAGTCGCTACTTGCAGGGCCTCATTCGTCCCGTCGCGGATGGGGCAGGCGGTTTGCAGTCCGGCCTGCGCGGCCATTGATGCACCGCGCCACATGGAGAAAGCACGGAAGGCCATCGCCCAGCGCGACCGCCGTGAGATCCAGGTGCGCAAGGAAAAGCTGAAGAGCAGGGCGGATCACGCCAAGGAGGCTCAGGCAGTCATCAACCGTTACGTGCGGCTGCGTGATGCTCATCTGGGCTGCATCAGCTGCGACAAGCCGGCGAGCTGGGGCGGCCAATGGCACTGCTCGCACTTCCGCAGCGTGGGCGCCGCTGCGCACCTGCGATTCAACCTCTGGAGCATGAACAAGTCCTGCTCCCAGTGCAATGCGCATCTGAGCGGAAACATCATGGTTTACCGCCCTCGCTTGGTCGAGAAGATCGGCGCGGAAAAGGTGGAATGGCTGGAGCGCAATCAGGATCTGGTTCGGCATGAAATACCGTATTTGAAGCGCCTGAAGGCTGTCTTCACAAAGAAAGTGAGACGCCTTGAAAAGCGTTACGAGGAGGTCTTGTCATGTGTAGCGATGTGATTCTTCTGCGCAAATTCATCGAAGTCCGTTCTGGGAGCCGTCGATCTATCGGGGTCTTTCAGTGCCGCGACTGCCTTGGTGAGTTTGAGTCGCGTACGGAGCGGGCAAAGGTAATGACGGGGCTTTGCGTCCCCTGCGCCAACAAGCGTGGCGCCCAGAAGCGCTCTGCGCACGGGCTCAACAACAGAAACAGCCGGCTCCACGTAACGTGGGCGAACATGAAGCGCCGCTGCCTGAATCCGCGCGGTGCCGAAATTCAGAAATACCAAGGCGTAACACTTTGCGAAGAATGGAAGAGCTTCAAGCCCTTCATGGAGTGGTCTCTCGCCAACGGGTACACCGATCAGCTGACGCTTGACCGGATTGAATCCTCGAAAGGCTATGAGCCAGGTAATTGCCGTTACGCCGATTACAACGTGCAGGCGGCCAACCGCAAAAAGACGGACAAGAACACGAGCGGTCACGTCGGGGTTTCTTGGGACCGTGGCAGATGGTGCGCGAAGGTTCAGTGGCAGAAGAAGCAGATACACCTCGGCCGGTTCAAGGACCTCAACGACGCAGTGAAGGCGCGCAACGATTACTTGGCGGCGCACGACCTGCCGCACTTGAGGGCATAGCAATGGAAGAAATCAAAACCATCAAGGCCGAATACCGGGCCAAGACCCGCGAACTGAAGAGGGCAGCAGCATGACGCAAGTTGCGCAAATTACCGGCGGCGCCAGCAGACCCTCGAAGGGCTGGCTCAAGCCGATGTTTCCCATAACCGGCAAAGCACATTACTTCAACCAAGAGAGGGCGTACGCAGCCGTCACCGCTCATGGTCGCGCTTATTTCTGGCGGTCGCTCTGCGGGATCGACACTGTGAGCACGGACAAGATGCCAATGTTCGAACCAGGTAACTGGGATCGCTGCAAAAAGTGCGGACATAAACTGGCTCGGAGGGCCGCAGCATGACCTATCGCAACGTGATTTCCGCCGTGGTCCGCGCGCTGGCCGCTGAGACAATCAGCTCTGCTGGGGGCTGCGATTTTGAGCCCAAGGTGCAGTGCGCCAAGCAGAAGGCGGAGATCGTAGGCAAAGAGGCGGCTCTGCTCCAAGATTGTTGGGTGTTCGGACGCCTGCACAAGGCGCTCACGCCGGTGCACTGGCGCGCACTGGTAGCGAAGTATTCAACGCACGAAGAGCGAAAGCACAACGCGATACTCGAGCTGCTGAGTTCCGTGAAGTCACCGGCGCCGCAACGGTTCCGTGAGTGCGCAGTGCTGACCTGGGCAATTCCGCAGGTTGGTGGCACAGAGGGAAAACGCTCCTCCGCGGTGTTGCCTGCGGCCTGGTACGACATAACCAACTGGGACAACGACGGCAAGCCTGAGTCGACTCGGTATCGGTGGCGATCATCGATTCGAAAATCGCTCGATGATCAGGTCAACGAAGCACTGACAGCAGCGCAGGAGCTGCTCGATGCGGAGGGTTTGATCGAAAGTTGCGCGGCGTAGCAAAAAGCCATTGCAATGAGTGAGAAAGTGAGAGAGTATTTATCCATCCTGTCGATCTTGCGCGTAACGGATTGATGCATAAGTTAAACGGAGGCGCCGGTTCAACTCCGGAAGTATTGGTAACTAGCACCCTGGCGTTGTTAAGTTTGGCCGCGATCAAATCAGAAGCCATTAATAATGTAATGCCGACCAAGGCGGTTTTGTCCTTGAAGGGGGTTAGCTCTATGGTTAAATCGTTCGGGATAGCAGTCGTAGATACCGTTCACGCCGTAGGGTGCAGTTGCTTGGCAAGCGGTCTTGCCGCCGGTTTCATTTGAGCTTTTCGCTCACCAAAAACCCCGCTACCGAGCGGGGTTTTTTTATGCCTCGAATTCACCTGTAGCCAAGACAGCCTTCGGGAAGGCCTAGATACCCCCTTCTAGCTTTAGTCGCTCTATAGCGCGAGTGCATCCGTATTCTGAAGACTTTTTGAGATATCTCATTTGTTCTTGCTTAAGATTCTGCTTCCACATTTGAGTTGAGAGGCTCATGTAGAGATCCGCGCGAACTGCTTTTTCATCGAGTGAATCGATTGCATTTTCACGGTTGGAGGCGTGCTTACTGTCGCATTTCGGCAAAAGCACTGGCTGCGGATAGTACTTACTGTACGGGCTTGTAGGTTCAGGCAAGGCATCAACCAGCGATCGAAACTCGACGGTTTTTACATCGTCGAAGCAGTAGCTGATCATCTGTAGACCAGCCGGAGCGAATCCCTTTGTCAGGCTTGATTTCAACAAAGAGCAAACCTGATCTACCACCTGCTCTCTGGGATCGAATTCTATTGCAAGCCAAGCAAGTCGGTATTGTGCGGCGGGATTACCTTCATCAGATGAGCGTCTGAGTAACGGGGTTGCCTCGACCAGCAGTGAGCTTATTTTGTTTTTTAGTGCTTCTTTTTTCCCATCTGGGATTTTTTCGTTCTTGAGTAGCTGATGCTGAAGACTGAATAGCTCGTTGTTTAAGTCGTCAATCTCATCCAGGTAAGGCAATGCCTTGAAGTAAAGCGCTTCAGCTCCGGGTGAAACGCCAAGTGGCACCGCGTTTGCTGGACCGGTGAGGCAAGCCAATAAGGCTAGCGAAAGATGTCCGAGATTGCTTTTGGCCACTCCGCCATCCTCGTAATGATTTGCTGTGATAGAGATTATTCAACGCCCAGTATGCCCGCTGACGCGCTACCTTTTCCATATTCAAAGCCTCTGCATTCGCAGGGGTTTTTTCGTTTCCGGCTCCCCACACCCATTGCTCCGAGCTGGGAGTGCAGTTGGAGCTGACTTATTTGTACAGGTCGTACGTCGGCCACCTTTCTCTATGGAGTGGCGATGGATCCTAACGACCTGGGGCCTGGCACGTTCGCGTGGCTCGGCGGTACCGGCACTGTGTTGCTCGGCGGCCTGTTATGGCTGAGGAAGTTCCTCTCCAAGGATGCGACTGACCGGGCGATGGATAACGCCGATATCGGCACCGTCCGCCGGCTGAATGAGCTGCTCGATACCGAGCGTGCCCGCGCCAACGCCGCCGAAGCCCGCGCCGACCAGTTCGCCAAGGAGCGCAACGAGCTTGCCGCTACCGTCGGCCGCATGGAGGGCAGGGTAGAGCTTTTGGCCGGCCAGATTGCGACCCTCACTGAAAGGGTGACCACGCAGAGCGCAGAGATTGCGCGTCTGCGGGCACAGCTCGGAGGTATCAACTGATGGACAGATGCGCAATCAACTTTATCGCCCGCCACTGGTGGAGGCGCGCCGAGGTGTGGGTGATTGCGCTGTTACTAGTCGCCGGTGGATCGATCCTTGGCTACCAGGCCGGCGTCTGGTCCGCCAGCAGTGAGCACACAAAGCAGCTCACCGAAGTTCGCCGCGCTTATGACGCTGCACTGGGCAAGCGCGATGTCCGACTGAACAGTTTGGCCGAGAAGACTCAGGACGCAGCAGTGAAGGTGCAAGAGGCCTCGCACTCAGTCGTCCAGGCCGCTGACACCGCGAGCAAGGCGGCGGAGAAGGTCAACGAAGCCGTCGAACGGCAGACGCCATGAGCGCCTTGCTGAAGCTGGTCCCTGCATGGTTGTGGGTGGTGCTGGCAGCGGCCTCAGCCGTCGGTTATCTGTCACTGCGACTGGATAGCGTGAAGGACGATCGAGCAGCCATCACTGCCGAGCGCGACACCGCGACCGCCCGAGTGGATTCGCTGACCAACACGCTCCGCATTCAGCGCGAGATCACCAATGACATCAACCGAGTCTCCGACGATGCGAAAGCCAAGACCGAGCATGTGTCGGCTGCCGTTGTTGTTGCTGATAACCGGGCTCGCAGCCTGCAGCAGCAAATCGCCGACCTCCTCGCCAAGCGAAAGTCCTGTTCTGCCGAGGTTGCCAGCGGAAGCCAGGCAAGAGCCGACCTTGCCGTTCTGCTCGCCGACCTGCGTAGAAGCGCTGACGAAGAAGCGGGAAGACTGGCAGAAGCGCTTGATCGAAGCCGAATAGCCGGCTTTGCGTGTGAGGCTGCATACGCTGCTGCACAGAAGAGCAAGTAGGTCGCGACACGTTTCGCGAGAGTGCAAATTGTGTCGCGACACTGGTCAAGAGACATTATCGCGCTTGTATTGACCATGAAGCTGCTTGAGCGCTCCCTGATATTCGGAAGCGGTGAGCTTGGACTTAAGCCTCACCATGACGTCCTGAGCGGTTGAGCTTACCGTCTCGGTGTTCCTCCCGGTTCGCTCCGCCCATTCTGATGCGGCCTTCAATACAGCTGTTTCATCAATGCGATGGCTCACTTACGGATTTCCCTTTATGAGACCAACTGATCTTAGTTGAGTGGGAGGATGGAGATGAAATGAATCGACCAATGCCGCCTCAGTCGCTGCTCGACCTGTCGGAGCTGTCCGGCTTTGGTATCCGCCTTATCCCCGCGCCCGAGGTGTGGGAGTGGCTTCAGGCCGAGATCCTCGCCAATACCGGCAGCATCCACAACGAAGACCACGCCCATCTGATCGATGCGGACGTGAGAGTCATGTGGGCGTCTGCTGCCTTCACGAAGAAGGGGAGGATGGTTGTTGGCCAAGCCGAGCAGGTAGCGTTCCGCGCGGGTGGTTGGCAGAAAGCTCGGATGGAACAGCAGATGCTGGATTGGTTCGGTGACGTGCCGGCCTACATCATCACGCTTGCTGCCGATTACTGCGCTGACTGTTCCGATGCTGACTTCTGCGCCCTGGTCGAACATGAGCTGTATCACATCGCTCAGGCGACCGATCAGTACGGCGCACCCAAGTTCACCCAGGAAGGATTGCCCAAGCTTGAGATGCGCGGACACGACGTTGAAGAGTTCGTCGGTGTTGTGCGTCGGTATGGGGCGAGTCCTCAAGTGCAAGAGCTGGTGGAAGCTGCAAACAATCCTGCCGAGGTGGGGAAATTGAACATATCGAGGGCCTGCGGAACCTGTCTGCTCAAGTCGGCCTGACTTTGACAGTACTTTGACGGATGCCCACTTATGGCCGCACTCAGAGACGAGGTGAAAGCCTTTGTCGTACAGGCTCTCGCCTGCTTTGACACGCCATCGCAAGTGGTGGCGTCCGTCAAAGAAAGATTCGGGCTCGAAGTGACCCGCCAGCAATGCGAGGCATACGACCCAACCAAGTACGTTGGACGCAACCTGCACGTGAAGTGGCAGACGCTGTTCAACGACACCCGCAAGAGGTTTCGCGAAGAGACGGCAGAGATCCCGATCGCCAACCGAGCGTATCGACTTCGCACCTTGGGGCGCATGGCCGAAAAGGCCGAGAACATGAAGAACATGGCGCTGACTGCCCAGTTGCTGGAGCAGGCAGCCAAAGAAGTGGGCGACGTTTACGTGAATCGCCGCCTTGAACCCGAAAAACCTCTGGGCTCCCAAGCGGACCAGCAGCACGCCGTTGCTGAGTACACCCTGGAGCCTGATGAGAATGTCCCCGCTACCCCGTACCTATGACCCACCGGTAAAGCTGACGCCTAAACAGGCGAACATTTATTGCTGGGGCTTCCAGCCTCAGGCGCGTTTCCGCGATGCGGTGTGTGGTCGCCGGTTCGGCAAGACGTTCTTGGGCAAAGCTGAGATGCGACGAGCTGCTCGGCTGGCTGCTGAGTGGGGGGTGAGCATCGAGGATGAAATCTGGTACGGCGCGCCGACCTTCAAGCAGGCCAAGCGTGTGTTCTGGCGACGGCTGAAGCAGGCGATCCCCGAGGCCTGGCGCGCACACCGCCCGAACGAAACGGAATGCTCGATCACACTCAAGTCTGGCCACGTCATGCGCGTGGTAGGGCTCGACAACTACGACAATCTGCGCGGCTCCGGTCTGTTCTTCGTCCTGGTGGATGAATGGGCGGACTGTCCATGGGAAGCATGGGAAGAAGTCCTCCGCCCGATGCTTTCGACCTGCCAATACTCGATACCGGGCATCGGCATGCGGAAGGGCGGTCACGCGCTACGCATCGGCACGCCCAAGGGATTCAACCACTGCTACGACACGTTCCAAGACGGCCGGCCGGGGCATGAGCCTGATCACAAGAGCTGGCTCTACACCTCGCTCGATGGCGGCAACGTTCCGGCTGAAGAGCTGGATGCGGCCCGTCGCAAGATGGACCCTCGAACCTTTCGACAGGAATACGAGGCCAGCTTTGAGAACTACGCGGGTGTCGTCTATTACACGTTCAATCGTGAGGCGAACCGCACCAGCGAAACCATTAAGCGTGGCGAGGCCTTGCACATCGGCATGGACTTCAACGTCATGAAGATGGCGGCAGTCGTGCACGTCATTCGCGATGACCTGCCACTGGCCCTCAGCGAGTTTTCAGATGTGCGGGACACGCCTGAGATGATCGAGAAGATCAAGCTCCGCTTTCCAGACCACAGCATTGCGATCTACCCGGACGCCAGCGGCCAGAACACCAGCAGTAAGAGCGCGAGCGAATCTGACCTGTCACTGCTCAAAAAAGCGGGATTTACCGTAGTGGTGGATTCGACCAACCCCGCTGTGAAGGACCGGGTCAACGCCATGTGCGCGATGTTCGCCAATACCTACGGCGAGCATCGATATCTGGTCAACGTCGACCAGTGTCCGAAATACACGCAGTGCCTAGAGCGCCAGATTTACACGGACAAGGGCGAGCCCGACAAGAAGGCCGGCTATGACCACCTGGTGGATGCCCCTGGGTACTTCATTGCCAAGCGGTACCCGATCAAAACACGCACAGGCGGAACACGCCGAATTGGAGGCTTGGCCTGATGCCAGTGCAATCGACAAACCCTGACTACGACGCGCACATCGCCGAGTGGGAAATGATGGACGATGCGCTCGAGGGTGAGTGCGCCGTGAAGCGTAACGAGCGCAACCTGCCCAAGCCGAGCGGAATGGTCGAAGCAGAAAAGCTCGACGGTGCGGGCAACAAATACCTCTACGAGAACTATACGAACCGGGCTCAGTACGAGCACTGGGTGCGTGACTCTTTGCGGTCGATGATGGGGCTGGTTTCCAGGCTGATTCCGGAGATTGAGCTGCCCGCCGGCCTGAAAAGGCTGGAGGACAACGCCACTTCTGACGGCTTCGGCCTGAAGCAGCTGTTCTTCCGGATGGTCCGCCAGGCTATTTCACACGGCCGCGTCCCTCTGGTGGTGAACATCGATGAGCGCGGCGAACCGTACTTCTCGACATACGCCACTCGCAACGCCATCAACTGGGACACCGCTGATCAAGGCGGTCGCCAAGACTTGGTCCTTTCGGTGTTCCGGGAGTTCCGCAAGAAGGGCGGCGACCGCTACAGCCACGACTGCGACACGGTGTTCCGCGAGTTTTTCATGCAAGGCGAGACCTGTTACACCGCTGTGCGGAACGAAGGTGGCGAGATCGTCGAGGAGGAGAGACCCCTGGGCACCACTGGCACCGACAACCGACTGGTCAAAGGCCTGTCATACCTGCCGGTGATCTATTGCGGCTCGACCGACAACTCGCCGGAAGTGGATGAGGTGCCGTTGCTCACGATGGCGCGTGCGGCGCTGAAGTCCTACCAGTTGAGCGCTGACTACTTCACTGCGCTACACCAGACCAGTCACCCGCAACCATGGGTGTCTGGCCTAGACGACACCGTAGAGCTAAGCGTGACCGGGCCATCTGCTGCATGGGACCTCGGTCGAGACGGAAAATGTGGCTATCTGGAGTTTCAAGGCGCTGGGATTGAGGCCGTCCGCAAGGCAATGGACGACCAGAAGAACGCCGCGCTTGAAGCGGGTGCCAAGGTCATGGACATCGGCGGCACAGAGTCGGGCGAGGCGCGCAAAACTCGTCAGAACGACCAGCATGCCACGTTGCACAGCATTGTCGTCACGGTGGCAGAGGCGGTGGAGCAGGGGTTGCGATACGCAGCTGAGTGGAAGGGCTACGACCCCAAGCAGGTCAAGTTCAAGGTGAGCCCTGAGTTTGTGACACCAGAAGTCGATGCGCAGGTGCTGACTGAGCTGCTCAAGGGCGTGATGGCCGGCACGATCAGCGCCGACACTTACTGGCAGTACCTCACCACCGGAAAGCTGCCGGATCGCCCATACGAAGACGAAGCCGACCTGATCAGCGATGAGCGCGAGTCGGCCGGCATCAACTTGGACAATGACGATGCCAACGACAAACCTGGCGCAGGCAGACAGCCAACTGCTGGAGCAGACGACGCGCCACTCGGTAATGCTGGAGCGGCTTAAAGCCGGCGAGGTCAAGAAGTTCGAGAAGTACCTGCGCCAGATCGACACGCTTGTGCGGGTGCAGTTGACCCGCAAGGAGCTGACCACCTACAGCCGGGACCGCCTCGAGCAGTTCCTCGCTCGTGTGGACGGTAAGCTGCTGGAGATCTACAAGGCCTACGGCGACCTGGTGCAGGGCGATCTGGTCGATATCGCGCTGTACGAGTCGACTTTTGAGGCCAACAGCCTGAGCAATGCGCTTTCCATCGACGCAGTGGTGCCGAGCAATACCGTGATCCGAGCGGCGGTGTTTTCCTATCCGCTGCAGGTGAAAGGCATCGACGGCGGCAAGCTGCTGAAGAGTTTCGTCAGTGGCTGGACGCGCACGGAGACGATGCGCGTCACCAACACCATTCGCCTCGGCTTCGGTCAGGGTCAAACGAACGCGCAGATCATTCAGGCGATTCGCGGAACCGCGGCGCAGAACTTCACGGACGGCATCCTCGCGGTGAGCAATCGCAACGCTGCTGCTGTGGTGCAGACGGCAATCCAGCACGTGGCCACGACGGCGCGAATGGAGACGCTGAAGGCGAACAGCGACGTGGTTCTGGGCTATCGCTGGGTGTCGACGCTCGACCGCAAGACCTCGCAGCAGTGCAAGGGCCTAGATGGGATGCGTTTCGACCTAGGCAAAGGCCCGTTGCCGCCGGCGCACATCAACTGCCGGTCAACCACCGTG